AATCAATTGTATAGCCATATCTATTTGTTACCTTTTATAGTTATCATTATAATACTGCCCTCTTTATTGAAAAGCCCCTTTTGTGGAAAGTTTATCTTTTCATAATTCGGGGTTCTATCGTAAACGGTTGTACGGGTTGAAATATGTTTATTAGGGTTATCGCTTTCCCCGGCTGTTGCAGTTGCGGCAAAAATTTCATTTTCATACGTTTTCAGTACGTCAACTTTTAGAGAAATTTCATACGTAAAATTACCTACAAATTTAATGTCAGTAATTGAATAGAAACGTCCTAAACTATCTATTTTGCAGTAGTTAAAATCTGGCCGTGAGGTTCTTCTTACTAATAAAGTAGGGTTTAACACGTTAAAACTTTCCCGTAACTCGCAATTTATATCAACGGGGGTTGGTAGCTTTTTATTTATTACCCTTATATCTCCATTATAGTTGTAGAAATTTACTGATACCATATTTGTAAAAATTTAAAAGGGTGTAAAGTTGTTTACACCTCACACCCTCACTCACATAATAACGACTATGCAACGAAGAAAACCACAAAGTTTTCATTTGTATCGTTGAAGTAGCCAGCGTCAAACTTGTAGTAATTGTTGAAGAACTCTGCCTTTGCGTTATAGTTAGTAGTTACGCGGCGGTTTAGGTTGCAAACTCCCAAAGCATCGCGGTCGAACATAACACCTAGCACACCGTTAATATCAACGGTTTTCTCTTCCGTGTCCTTGATGCTGATATTGATGTGTGCCGTGTTTGCAAAGTCGTACTTCGTGCCGCTGCCCTGCCAAAATGGAACACTTTCCGCGGTCGGTAATAGTACCTGCTCTTTGTTGTAGGTATCGCTGTACAAGTAGGCACGGGCGGCCTTTTCAAAGTCAGACAATAATACAACGTGCAAGTTTTCTCGCGGTGTGAAGCGTGGCTTCCCTCCAATATTGAAGACGCTCGAAATGCTCGCGAGTCTATCAGTGTACAATCCAATCGTGTAACTTGCGAACTTGATAAAATCGGGGTCGGTAAGTGCCTTTTCAGCGGTCAAATTAGTGCCTTTGTTGTCGTTATACAACTTCAACAAGTTTACACAACGCGCGGTACTGGCGCTTGCATAGCCGGTGGTGCCAAAGGCATCGCTATCAGCTAGTAAAGTTTGTGCTATCATGTTATTGATAGTACGCATAATTAACGCGTCCGTCTTAATGGTGATAGACTTTTCAACCGCGTTGTATATCATCGACAAGAAAGCATTTAACTGCTCAGCGTTTGAAAAACTTTCTTTTACTTGTCGCTCGGTGATAGAGACGGGAACTTCAAAAGTTACCTTAGAGTTGAAGAACTTCGCCGTAACTTGTGGTTTGTGGAACACATCTTGCGAGTAGTCAGTGCCGTCCTTTAGATCCCAACTCTTATTCTCTTCGGCTTCTGGTAAATCTGCGCTAATCTTTTCGAGTACAGAGCCGAACTCCCACGCGTCCATAAGTACCGAGGGAATTTTGCCCGCGTAAGGTCGATTAACGAAAACTACCTTACCAATATGATTAACAAGTGATTTTACGTAACTGTCTACGGCATTTTGGTTAAAAACCTCATTGCCCAAGTCAACAAGCCCCGTTAAATCCTCGCTAACAACTTCAGAATTGCCTAAAACTTCTGTAGACACTGAATTAATGAGAGTGTAAATTTGTTGTACGTTCATTTTAGTATATTGATTTAGTTATATCGTTTATAATTGCAAAAATAATGCTTTTGCGCCAATTTTGCAAATTAAACTCAATTTCTTTTGTAAGTTCGTCCGTTGGTGACTTCGAGCCAAGTCCTAAAACCTTTTGTGTACTCGTTACGTTGTTAGTACGCGTATTGTCGTACGTGGTACTATCTTTGTCGTACTCAACAAAATCTGTTTCGTTGTATGGCTTATTAGACGAAACATTTGTGTTGTTATTGTTCGCGCTTTCGGTTGTCTTGTCTTCGCGCGTTGTTTGCTGCTGTACGGGGTTAAGTACATCGTATTGCGCATTGTAGGCACTCGCCACGCGTACCCAATTACTAACACTCAACGCAATAATATTTTTTATATAGTCGTTTGCGTTGTCTTGTGTTATAGTGTTTATACACTCGCGCTCGCTGTAGTTGAGTAGTACAAGCGTATCAAGTCCCACGCTATCCATTTCACCAAATATCTCAGCGTATTCCGTGGGATAGTTCGCCTGGAACACATCTGTAAATAGGCCGTGTTTAGGGTCGGGGTATAGGTCAATTATTTTCATTGTCTTCTTCCTTTTATTCGTCCGTTTCGGTTTCAGTTTCGGTTTCAGTTTCTGTTTCAGTTTCGGTTTCAGTTTCGGTTTCCGTTTCGGTTTCCGTTACTTCTTCCTCTTCTTGTTCACTACCATTTTCTTCTTCGTTTTGGTTTTCTGTTTCTGTTTCTGTTTCTGTTTCTGTTTCGTTTTTACGTATTGCCCAACTGCTACCCAGTTCAACGCTTATGTCAGTACCAAACATAGCGTTTATCTTTTCCACTGCCTTTTTGCGCTCTTGTAGCATATTATCCACGTATGGGTTCAACGCGTCAACATTCATTTGCACTTCACTTGTATTCAGTCGCTCGCGCTTTAAATTGTAGTTTGCGTTTAACCCGATTTCATTAAACGCGCTAGCTTTGAAATACTGCAAAAGTTCTATTAGTTGCCCAATTTGATTTGCGCTTTGTGTGTTAATGCTTTGCAGATTTACACCCTTAAAAAATGCGTTTTCGCCAATTACGGAAAAATCGCCTTGCATGATTCTGGTTACAAAATCGTCCGCGCTTTGCTTTGTCTTGTCATCGCTCGCACTTATTAACATGGTGATACGCGATAACACAGAACACGTGTTTAAAGACAAAAGAGTATCAGAACACAACACGCCATATTTACCAAAGATAGGTAAAAGGCTATTTGCTCCACTATCGTTTTTAATGAGTACGCCCTCTACGTCTATTTTGTACGACTTGTTTAGTTGCAAATAGGGGTTACTTACAATATATTCTGTAGCTTCGTTGTACGCGTTTGGGACACCTCCAAGGCCTCCGGTAAAAGCGTACAAATCATTGCCCACCTTTGTTACAAAAACATTGCCGTTGGTCTGCAAAAGGTTTTCTAAATTGTTTTGTGGTAATGTTTCGGGCAAACCTTTGTACACAAACATTGCTTGCGTTATGGCTAACATCTTGCGAATGTAGCCATTAACGCTTTTGTCTTTGTTCTTTATTTCTTCTTGATACTTCAAGTATAAGTTATCTTTCTTTGCCATCGGTCAAAGTTTTTATAAGGGTGCTTAACTCGCTTAAAACTTTGGTGTTATCCTCCAAAGTCGTGCGTAAATTGTCGGTTTCTTCCTTATGCTGTTCATCGTGCTTTGTCATATAGTAGAATACTATTAAACACATCGCGATAGGAAAGCCTACGTTTGAAATAATTTGTGTAACTTGTGTAATATCCATTTTGTAAGGTTTTTATTACTGCAAATATACGTAAGTTATTTGATACTTACAATATTAGTTTTTGCAGAAGTCATTAAATAATTTCTTACAATCTCGCCAACCTCATTGTTTTGGTAAAATACTTTATCAGTGGCAAAGTACCGCGCCACTTGCGTTTCTAAATATGTAGCACTACTTAGTAACTTTCTTTTGTAGTTGGGTTTCCCGTTCATCTGTAGGCTATATATTAAAGAATTATCGGGGTCTTTTATTGGGGTTGTCTTCATGTGTATGTACGTAAAATTCTCCGACCCGTGTTGTATTATGTTGCCCTGCAAAATGTATTCATTGAATACAATGTAATACACAAATAAAACATCACTCGGCTTGTACTTCGTTGGCAAATGTGGATAGGCAGCCATTTCCCATTTACCGCCCGTTATCATTTCCAGATTTTGGTTATCAAAGCAAAAGTACTTATTACTTGCTTTTTGCTTAACAAGGGTACTACAATACTCCACCGCTACTACTGCACCATGCCGCCCGAACTTGTATATGTCGATAGTGCCTTGCTCCATGTTGGCAACTTGTTTAAGTCCCATTTCTGTAAAGTAGGGACAAAACTTGTTTATTGTGTTACCCAACATAAAAACTTTAACGTTGTCGCGCTGTCGTATTATGGTACTCAGTAGGTTCATGAATAGCATAAATTCATCGGGCAAATAGTACCTACGTGTTAAAAACTCATCAAACACTATTGTTGTAACGTTGGGGTAACTGCTACTTTTTTCATGCTCTTGTTCAGACAAGCAAAAACCATAGCAAAAGGGGGTAGTTTGTGGTACGTACTTTTTCTTTTCGGGGTCGTATTTAGCAAGATACCATTTACCGCCAATATAAAATACAGAGTTAAATTCTCCGTTTGTTAATTCTTCTATGTACCCGTTGGCTACATGGTTAGCATATAGACTTTCCGCACGTTTGCCGCGTAAATCTTCACGCCACCTACGTATATAGGCCATTTGCTCGCCCGTCTCAATGTAATTCTTTATGCCATACGCTAAAGTAGCATAAGTTTTGCCGTTGGAACGCTCGCCGAATATTATGTTATAATCTGCCTTTTTGTTTAGGATATTGACGAGCGAATAAAATTTTATCGTTTCTTTCTTCGTGTTTTCTTTCTTCGTGTTTTCTTTCTTCGTGTTTTCTTTCTTCATTGTTCAAATTGTTTCACGTGGAACATTTTTTAATCTTTTAATTTTATACCTTTTAGGTAATTGAGGTACATAACACTTAAAGATAGACTGTAACTTGTTGGCTCTAAATGTACACCCGTGTTTTCTGCAAAGGTACACTTTTTACCTTTATAGTCGGTAACTTCACCCGTTATTTGGTAGTCTATGTAAGTATGAATGTTTTTGCCCGTGGCTTCACACGGAAATTCCAGGTAATTTGTAAAAGCGTTAAATATATCGTCACCATACTTTTTAACAAGATATGGTATCGCGGTCTTTTTGTTTACGCCGCTAATTGTTAGGCTATAGTCATAACTTTTGCCTCCTACGTTTAGCGCGTTTTCTTCTTGTACCATGTACCGCTTTGCGCCTAACGTCTTAAAGCGTTTGTAAGTGCCTTCATATTCCCATATGCCTAATGTTTTACTGACTCCCTTAATGGTTTCAGGCTCGCATTTGGCAAAGTCTATGCCGTGATGTTTGCACGCGGCCTTTAATTTGTTATATACTACATTGTTGTATGTGTCAAAATAATTTTTGTGTGTTGCTGCGTTCATTAGTTTTATGCTGTCAGTGTCGCTGTAAATGTAATCTTGCTTTGCTTCATAGATAGCGGTAAATAAATTGCGCCTTGCATACGCAGTAACGAATACTCCCCAAGGATAAAACAAAAAGCGGTTCTTACTTTCGTTGTACTTCTGTAACATTTCAGCCTTTTCGCTGTCCGTTAGTGTGTTTTCGTCCCATTGGCCGTTATATACAAACTCATCGCGCAAAGGGTTCGTTACACACATACCATAGCAAGAATTTAACATCTCCTTGCTATTTAGGTACTCCACTTCTTTTCCTTGCACGCCTTTTAATTTGGTCTTACTCTCGTATAGGTCTAAAATGGCACATACAAATTCGGTTGGTAAATAGTCGGCCTTATAGCAATACATATTACCCACACGGACTTTGCCCCACGTGTAAAAGTTGCGTATTATGTTGTAGTCTATATTTGTTATTGTAGTGGCTACCTTTGCAGCGCAAACTAATCGACCGTTATTTTCAACGTGATTTACCTTGACATAACATTTGCTTACACTTAAAGGATTATCTTGCAACTCTTTTGCATATATATCGGTAAATTCAATGTCAAATATGCAAAGGTACTTACTTATGTAGTATTCAAATTCTTTCAGGTTTCGGGGTCGCACCCTCACACCCGTAGTCATAGGAAATTTTTCAGATACCATGACGTAAGGGTAACTACTCGTAAAATCGTAACTTGCGACATCTTCACGTGTTTCATCTATATGGTTAGCATTGCCGTGAGTAAAGCCGCCACTAAACGCCCTTTGTAGCATATTAAACTCATGTAGGCCGTTGATATTTAGCGAGTGGATTAAATTTATACACTGCCAATTTCGGACGGTTTTGCCGTTTACATTTTTACTTAACATCGCTTTACGGCAATGTTTACGGACGTACCCTGTTTTAGTTAGTGGCAATCTTGTTATTAACTTGTTTTGTTCCAATTTCTCTTGAATGTAGTTCATTACTACTCTTACATCGTTCACGCAATAAAGTAACTCTTTATCGGTTAACTCTGTTTGTGTATGGCGTATCTGTGTATAGTCCAAATCTCCAACCATTTTTGCACACTTGTACTTTTGCAGTTGATCGCCTAACTTTGCAAGATTGTAGCCGCTTAGTAAGTAGCTGCAACGGAACTCAATGCCTATAGTAGTAGTAGCGTATAAGGGTTTTCTTAAATCAATACTGAAAACCTTTTCCCATTCAAAAAGGGTACGAATAAATTGAAATTCATAAGATAAATTGTGAATGTACACTATTAGTTTTTTGTTAGGTGATAACTCCAAGGTTTGCGATATCGTGTTACACATATCTGTAAACTCGTCCCATGTGCGGCCTACTATTACGTACCCATTTATACCAAACTGCCAAACGTACATAATAGCACACTTTTCCATTTTTACGCCTAATTTGGTGTACTGCTCGTATGTGTATGTCTGGCCTTCCTCGTCTCGATAAAAACTACTTACTTCAATATCAAAGGCGCAAGGCACGCTGTAAAATTTACACCCTTTGTTATTGCCTATTACGTTTTTGTCATTTACAGCCAACTGCAAAATATCTTTTATGTCGGTCGCATTATAAATACCAGCATGTTGTTCATATTGCACTTTTTTCATAGACCGAATTTATTAAAATCGTCTAATATGCTTTGAATCTCGTTTTCTACTTCGGTAGTTACTTTGTTGGCTTCGCTCTCGATATTTCTATCTATGGCGTTTTGTAGGCTTACCGCGTCACTTTCAATTTGCGCACTCACATCACGGGCACTTTGTTCGAGGTCGCCCGTGAAGTCTTTATACCTCATAAGATATTTTTCAACAAAATCACTACCTCTTAAACTCGTTAGCTTTCCGTTTAGCTTGTCAGCCATTAAATTAAATTCTTCGTCTGTAAGTCCGTAGGCGGCTTTTAAGTGGTTATTATACGCTCGTGTGCCTTGAGCGGTACTCGTAGGCTGACGCAAAAAAGATACTGCCCTTGCGTATTCTGTCTTTATTGCGTCCCAACTTTGGTCCCTGACAGAAAATTTGCTATATCCTTTTATATCGCCTTTGTTTAATGCTGTTACCGCGGGACTTAATAACCCTTTGGCTTCAATATTTTGTATTCTTCGGTTAGCTTGTTGAAAAACGCGTCTTACTTCCATGCGTAGTTCGGGACTACTCTTCACACTTTGTATGATGTCTTGTCGCAACTCAGCGCGTTGCGTTGCTGTAAATACGCTTTTCTTGTATCCTATCTTGTTACGCATAGCTATAAAATTAAAATAGGTAGGTAGTACTAACTACCTACCTACGTTTGTTACTTACTTGTCCTTAAATGTGATAGAGTGGCAGGTGCGGCCGTGGCTCTCGTACGCACGTACAATAAAACCAACTTTGCCTCCCTTGATGTCGTTTACCGCTTCCTCGTTGCTCACAATGTCGTTAAACACCTTAGTTAGGTATATAGGCATATCAACGCGCTTTTTAACGTCTGACATCACCACAACTACTTTTACACCGAACTTACCACGGGTAAAGTAAAACCCGTTTAACGAGTGTACCTTAGTAGGCTCAGCGTTGTATAACTCTTTAAGGCTTGTAAATACATAGCCTTTTAAATCGAAATCAAAAGGGTTATTATTACCCTTATTGTACTTCTCTGCAAAACTTGACATAATTTGAAGTGTTTAATTGTTGTTTGTATGTTCGTTGCCTAGGTCCATCAAGAAGTTTCTAAACTTCGAGATTTTAAGAAGTGTGCGAGCGTTCGCGTTAACTTCTTTGGTTGTCATAAGTTGGCCTAATGATGCGATAGCGTTAAATATCGATTCATCAAATACGTTTCTATCTTCGTTCATTTCTTTTGAAAATTAAAAAGTGTGTTGTGGTTTATGTAAGTTGTGTCGGTCGTTACAATTGTGGCACGGCCGTTAACGTCGGTACGTCGGTACATTGAGCAACCTTGCAAAGCCATGCAAAGGCCGTAAATCACAGATAATGCAACAAGTACGTAAGAGATATAAAAAAGACATGTACCCACGTTCTTTAAAATATTCTGTTTCATTTTAGTTGTGGTTAGTGTTACACGTTAAACATCTTGCATTGTTCCACGTGGAATGTTGTATAATAGGTTCTAAACTCGCTTTGTGAAACGTGCCATAATGAAGGCGTTGTGGTTGTTGCTCTCGTTGTTAAGGGTGATGCGAGTGTTCGCAACGTACTCTCTAAACTCTTCGAATAAACCTTTTTCAATAAGGAAAGAATAAGCATCATTTTTGAGGGTCTCTTCAAGATGTTTTGATTGTTTTAAATTCTCAACCTCGTCGCTAATGCCTCGCAACACTACTGCCACGTTGTTAAGAGTTAACGCGACATCTTTTAATAGTTGCGATTTAGTACGATTACTTTCGTACTCTACATTGTTACGCATTACTTCAATAATACGAACAAGTTCTTCTCGAATTTGTTTTGTAGTTGTCATTGTATTAAATGTTAGTGTTTTAATTTGAATGCAAAAGTAGTTACTTTGTGTTCTGAATGCAAATTTTTAGTATTAAAATATCTTAAAAGGTTATTTTTTGTTTTGTGTATATACAAAATCATGCCAAATCGCTTTTAGTAGGTGATTTTTTTCTTGTGGTTTGGCACGTCCCTACGCAAATAGAGTTCCAAATAGCTCTTTTAGTAGGTGATTCTTCTTGTGGTTCGTCGAGGTTGGCATGCCCCTATGCAAATAGAATACCAAACCTCTCTTTTAGTAGGGTTTCTTCTTGCGGTTCGTGAAGGTTTGGCACGCCCCTATGCAAATAGCGTGCCAAACTATGTTGGCTACTGTTAAAAATGCGTTGGGAAAAGTTAAAATCTGTCTCTTATACACATCTCCGAGCCCACGAGACTCCTGAGCAACTCGT